ACCCGGCAATATATGCGGCACTTTTCTCCTCTAAGGTGCCCACCATCGAGTGACCAAAAGTCCAACTCTCTCTCACAGCGCAGCACGTAAGACATTGGCAGTACCGCCCCTTTCCTGGTCCATAACTAACAATCTTCTCTGGCCCACCATCACATCCCACTCCGAAGACAGCAGCGTGGTAGTGAGCATGTCCGCTTCGATCACCATACTCGCCAACTGCAAAATAACGGACCCTTCTCGGCTCGACACGCTTACGCAGACTTTTGAACCAATTGCGTAAATGAGCAGGCTCAAGACTCCATGGTCTAACGTCATCTCGGTATGTGAGAGTGACGAACGAATTTCGTTCATGCTGCATAGCCTCCAAACAAATACGATGGGTCCAAATACGACGACGATTCACCCGACAGGCTGGACACTTCCCACACGGAAACGCCAACCGGCCAGGAGCAATATAGGGATCGATGCACCTCACATCCTGAATCCCACTCTGAGACGACGACCGCCAAACCGCCGGCGACGCCGCATATGACGACCACGCCGGCCAAACCGCCGGCGACGACGACGAAACCTCATCTTCCCTCACCTCCTCTCTAAAACATCCCAGGAACGTATCCACGCAACTTTTCCCACGGCTTCCGAGCCCAATCCTCAGCTCGATTAAACAACGTATCAGTCGCATTCCAATACCGACCAGTAACAGGGTTCTTAGCTACCAAATCACCATGAACAGCGATGGCATCCTTACCCGGTATGAACAGATCGCCTGGAGGCTGACCACCCATCCACTTCTGAATTTCCCGATTGCCATAGTACCAGTGCTCGAAGGGATTAGACCAAGAAAAACCTTCAGTAGGACGAGACGGACCAGACATAGGCCCACCTTCATCAGTAGCCACAGTAGTAGCGGGTACAGGCGCCGAATCATCTTTAACTGCTCGAACACCAGGAGGAGAACCAGGCTGAAACGCAGTAGCAACATTGGAACCCAACAATTGCTTTTTCAACAAATCATTCTGCAGCTGAGCATTCTCCAGTCTCAAGCGCGTACTCTCCACAGCAACAGCCTTATCCTCAGGAGATTGCATCGCCTGCATTGCACGAGAAATATTCTGACCTGCCGCAGCAACACCAGCACCAGCACCACCAGGAGGACCACTCATTGAGGGAGCAACCTGATTGCTAAACGAAGCAGTCTGTGCACCAAGCGCGGCAAGAGGATTGATACCAGCTGCCTTTGCATCAGCGACACGCCACTGAATACCTTGTTGAGCGAACTTCTCCTGCTCAGCAATATTGGAAGCATTGATAGCCTCCTGCATCGCTATATTCTGCTGATTGATCTGCTCATTAGCCGAATTAGTCATCGACTGACCAAGCAAGGAAGCACCAGCTCCAATAAGTCCACCTATCAATGGAAACATAATCAGCATCCTATTGAACTAGTTGAATTTCTCTTCTTTCGTGTTCGGACCGAGACGCCTTTACCTACTTTTCGTTTTGCAAACAAAACTGAACGGCGCTCGTGCCTTTGGACACACTGGACCACAGAAGAAGGATTTTTAAATTGCAGCCTATCGCGCGGACCGACTTCGGTCCGTGCGTATGTACCAGACGTGGTTTTTGGAAAACCTGTGTAATTGAACAAACGTCGATCGGCACTGACGTCCGCCGCATAACTATGCGGTCTACTAACGACTGGATAAACCAGGGATTGCGAAGCAAGGCGTGTTTTACCAGACGGACGGGCCGATTTCACCGACACCTTAACAGCGGGCCGTATTCTAACGGACCCTTGTGACGCAGCCGTTAGCGCGTCATCATCACTCTTCCAGTAGACAGAAGTCTCTTCACTGTCAGAATCAACAAATGCCTTAGCGATCCCAAGGGAATCGCGTTGAAGAAGGCTGCCGTAGGGGGGAGACCCCCCTACGTACCCCCCCTCTGGCCTATCGGCCACCAGGGAGACCCTGGACCCCGGGGACCGCTCCGGCCGCGGCCCCCAAGACCCCCTGGCCCAACCCGGGTCTTCTACGTCACGTACAGAGGATCTACGGCTAAAAGCCTCACCATCGGGGAAATCGCTGCGACCATCGTCGAAACGAAACCAGCGTGCCATAGGGAAAGACCGGGGAGCTTGGTGTCACCTAGCGCGGTGATTATCAAGTATATCACCGCGCCCGCTGATAGAGATGGTCAGTGATTTGCATCCTGGCTGTCAAGCAAAAAGTTCAGGGCCTTCCAGCCCCAGGCGGCTGCTCCGCAGGCGCCTGGGACGCACGGGCTTCGCCCTCCATAGGCTGATCGCTTGGGGGCTCCGCCCCCCCGCCCCCCCGTAAAGACGCATCCACACGGTCCGTAGGGCTCTGGGGAGGCCTCGGAACAAAGACCTCCTCATACGGCGTCAAAGGATCAAGCGGATCGTCCTCAATCTCAAAGTCGTCAGCCTCCTCGAACGTTTCGTACTCCTCCTGAGCCGCCACCCTGCTGATCTCCTGGCGGATCATCCTCTGAACGAAGTCCGCAAGAGACGGTCCAGATGACATCCCCACAGGCGGGGCAAGTGGGGTAGGATCGGGCAATTCTCGCCCACGTCGATCGAGTTCGGACGAAACCTGTACTCCATCCACATCGACACGAAACGCGGTAGAGCAATCCCGGCTCAAATCGTGAAGCCATGGATAAAACCTCCTCTCCAGTTCCTCCAGAGAGCTAACCTCCAAAGTTTCTTCCTTCTTCTTCATAGCAACCTCAGAAAGTCATCGACGTGCCAACAGCAGGCAACATCCGCCTGGCCTGGATCGAATGATTACACATGACATAGAGATTATCGTTCGACGTATCAGCAAACACCCTCGTCGAAGGAACACAACTCACAAAGGTAGAGTTGAGTGCAGGTGCGGACCCGAACTCGCGAGAGAGATGCCAAACATCCAATGTAGAGCGAAATGCTCCCGCCACAGAACTCTCAAGACGCCGATACTCGTCATAGCGATCTTGGAAACCGAATGTAGAAGCAACGCCCGCAGAAACGTCAGCCTCGGACGAATTAATCTGCTGCTGACCGATATGAGCCAGCTCTCGCTGGTAATAGTCCTCCTTAGTGCCAACCATCCCTGCAAGTGCCTGTCCACGTAACCACTTCCTCTCAATCCGATTAGAATACATAGTCTTAGGACGAACCGACATCAGACACATCACTATTCCATGCTCCTCAAAGAAGCGTCTCGATCGGTTACTGCGCATCGCAGTGATACCGTGCCCTCCGTACTGGCCGATGCCACCCGTGCCTCCGCCCGTACCAGACGTTGTAGGAGCTGTCTGCAAAACCTCAGAGAACTGGATGGTTTGCTTACCTCCAGAGACATACTCTGGTCGCTGGAGCCTCGCGTCACTGGAACGCACCCCCAAATAGCGAAGATACTCAACATAACGAGAACCATACCTGGCCCTGGCCTCTTGAAATCTTTGCATTGCGAAAGCATGCCTGACCACATTGATGTCGATCCCCGTTGCACTCGACAAGTCAGCATAAATCTGCGGATTAGCACCAGCACCAGGAGCCGCACTCATCTTCATCCACGTCTGCGTCGAAGCAGCAATCGCATTCGTATAAGACTGAGTACCGCCACCATTCTCCAACACCGTAATAGGACCAGCCTGCGTATACGAACCAGTGGAAACCGTACCAATACCCTTAACCGGCGCTGTAGTACCAAGAGGCAACGTCACAGCCGGACCCTTTTGCTCCCACGGCCGCGAACTCGTCAAATAATCCTTCTCCCAAGAAATATTCTGCAACGCCACCGGCGTCGTAGCATCATTGCCATCACCAGTATTCTGAACCAACAACGTTTGCAGATCCTGGTCACGATAAAACTCATTCCAAATCATGGCATACGCCCGAAACGGAAGAGCATTAAAATTCAGGTTCGTAAACGCCGTAGTCGGAACACCCAGATGATCGGCCAACGTCGAAGCAGCAGGCTGAGACGCAAACTGAATGTAAGGATGCACAGTCGCATCCAAACCCGTCGGACCACCAGTGATAAAATTCTCAAAGTTCGCCCACAAAATACGGTTCGGAACGAACCACCAGTGAAACCGAACGGACACCGGATGCATCACAGGCGTACACAACGGCGCACAACGTATCAACGCCGACGTAGACATCTGAATAGTATCGCCAGGTAAAGCCTCGAACCAACACACCGGAACGAGCTGACCCATTTTGCAAGTAAGCAACTTGAAATGCGAGAGCGAAAACTTAGACCGCTTCATATCGTCCCCCTGGGCTTTCGGTTAGCAAGACGCCAATTATAGTCACCATTCAACTCCAAGAACGCCGCTTTAAGCGACGCATCGAATAAATCGCTCGAACCCTTCGCATTAGCAGCCGCATACTCAAACACAGGGAGCAATCCCTGCCGTAACGCCTCAAGGGTCGCCTCCGGCGCATTTACAGGAAGCCCAACTTGCTGGCGCAATAAACGACGAAGATAACGACCAAGAGGCCAGATATTATTTCCATGGCGCAACCCTCCTGGAACGTCACTGAGCTTCTCCTCCAACTTCAACTGCATCATAACCGACGCGACATCGGGAATGGCACCCGCACCAATCCCAGGCTTCAAACTCATCCGAGCGAACGGAGGGACGCGCGACGTATCGCAAGGAGTACAAAGGATCTTCTTCAGGACGTACCCGGCAATATATGCGGCACTTTTCTCCTCTAAGGTGCCCACCATCGAGTGACCAAAGGTCCAACTCTCTCTCACAGCGCAGCACGTAAGACATTGGCAGTACCGCCCCTTTCCTGGTCCATAACTAACAATCTTCTCTGGCCCACCATCACATCC